CTAGAGAAACGGCTACATCTGAACCACTTGAACCATTATAAGTGCCACAGTTTATAATAGATTCATCTGAATCTTCTCCAAATGAGTCAACATCGTGGGCAAATAAATAGGCTATATAAGTATTTCCATCACCGTTTGTTCTGTTACTACTACCGACTGTAAATTGTGTAGTTGTTGGATCTGTGTCATGCCAATGGTCGGTCGCTGTTGCTTCAGCGGTAGTGTGATTTAAATGTAAATGTTTGGTGTTTCCCATACTTCTGTGGTAAACTGTCCAATCTCTTGAAAAATTTGTTTGCTTTACAATAATCATTCCCGGCACACTTCCAAGATTATGATCTACAGTTCTACCACCAGTATCATTACCTGTATAAGTAACAATATCAAAAAAACCTTCTTTTTTAGCAAATGTCCAAGAAACATAATCTTCATCATCTGTATTAACTTTATCATCTGCTCCTATAGTAAACCCATCAGAATCAAAAGCTGTTAAAGTATCTGCATCAGTGGCTTCTGCACCCGCAGCATCCGAACTTAAAATTTTTGTTACGCCCCTTGTTGTATCTGTTAATACATGAGAATCTGCGGCATCTCTATTTTTAATCCAAACCAAGCCCCCTTTATCATCAAGATCAATATTATTATCAATTTCTAGTGATGAGCCTGTTCCTTCATATACAAAATTTGAAAACACCTCTTCTACATAAACAGGATCGTCTGTGCCACCTGCGGCTGCTAAAATTTTTGTTGCTCCTGACATATTAGTTTATCCTAGTGCTTGTCCTGCGGTAAAGCCATACCAAATAGTACCGCCATCTATGGTTGTAAATACAAAATAATCAACTCCATTGTTTGTAGATGTTAAGGTAGGAGCTGTTGCTGCGGCCCAATCTACTGCTCCGGGCCATGTAATTGCCCTAGCTGTTGAATCTTGAATAATTTTTAATGCAAAAGTCATTGCTTCAGCAGGAGGATTGCTAAATGTAAAAGTAGTAGCCTCAGTAAGATCATGTAAAAAGTTTGTACCTGTTCTAAGATTTATAGTAGTTGCATTAGAAGAAGAAGTAACAGTTGTGGCTTCTTCATGGATACCACCCGTAAATCTTACAACATTATTAGCGTCTGATGATACAACCTTAGAAGCTGCTGAAGTTCCTAAAGTTGCTAAGTCTAAATAGTTTAACTCTGTTGCTGTTGCTGTAACACCGTCAAGTATATTTAATTCTGCTGCGGTACTTGTTACATTAGTACCTCCAATATCTAAAGTAGTTAAAGAAACTTCTCCGGCTACTGTGACGATTCCATCAGCTAATGTCATTAAATCTGTATCACTAGTATGTCCTATAGTTGTTCCGTTAATGATAACATTATCAACTGTTAAAGTTGTTAAGGTTCCTAAACTTGTAATAGCACTTTGAGCAGCCTGTGTTACTGTTAGTGCTGTACCAGACGCATTACCTGTTACGTTACCTGTTAATGGCCCTGCAAAAGCATCTGCTGTAACTGTACCATCAAAGAAAGCGTCTTTAAATTCTAGAGAGGCTGTACCTAAATCTATTTGATTATCTGTTACCGGATATAATGCTGATGCAGTTAAAGTTAATCTTGCAGCATTGTCTACTTTAAAATCAATTTCATTTGCTGTTCCAAAATCAATAGCAGTTTGAGAGTCTTCACCCATTATTAAATCAGTAGCATAAATAGAAGTAATTCCTGTCTGTGCTGCATCTACTGTAAATGTTAAATCATAGGGATCGCCATCTGTGCCGTTATCTGTATCAGTCCAGTTTGTTGTAATACCTGATCCAATAAACTTTACTTCTTTAGCGTTAGAAACAGTTACTTCAGTACCATCATCATCTTCAAGAATAAAGTTACTCATTGTACCTGAACCAGATGTTTGACTGTCTACATAAGCTTTTACAGATTGCTGTGTAGGCACAAGAGTCGCACTATCTGAAGACATATTATCTTCATCAACCCAAGCAGTAACTCCTATTGTTCCATCAGAAAGTGTACCAAAAGTTACTGTGCCAGATGCTGTAACACCTGTGCTTGATAATAGTCCAGTAGAAGGATTATAAGTTAAATCACCATCAGACTCTAAACCTAAGTTGCCACCATCAAGATCACCACCCGCTGTAAAAATAATAGCATTATTTTCATTTGTGCTTTCATTGTCTGTTATAGTTACGGTTGTAGCAACAGCGGCAGTTCCAGTTGTGTCTTGGTTCAGTGTTCCAACTGTAAAGTCTAGTGTATTATCACCATCTTGATATGCTACAGTTATACCTGATTCTGTATTTGAACCAACCATAGCACCGACAGTATCAGCAATATATTCGTTTAGAGCTGTACCATCAACTGTAATTGCATCTGCTTCAAGTGTACCATCTATATCGGCATTACCTGAAATATCAAGTGATCCTGCATCTAGTTCTCCTGAAATTGTCAGAAGACCACTAGAAGGATTATATGTTAAGCCTGTGTCGCTTTCTGCTCCTTGACTTCCAGTAGCACCATCTACAAAGATTGGATAAACTGTCTCGTCTGTGGAGTTATTAGCTGATACTGTAAAATTATCTGCTGTACCTGTAGTATCTTGGTTGAGAGTACCTATTACAAAATCTAGAGTATTATCTCCGTCTTCATAGGTAACTGTAATATTTGTCTCTGTATTAGAGCCAACCATAGCTCCTACTGTATCTGCTATATATTCATTTAAGGCTGTTCCATCTACCGTATAAGCATCTGCTTCTAAAGTTCCATCAATATCTGCATTACCTGAAATATCTAAAGTAGTTGCGTCTAGTTCACCCGCTATTGTTACAACACCATCAGCAAGTGTAATTAAATCAGTATCATCTGTATGTCCTATTGTTGTACCATTTATATTTACATTATCTATAACTGCTTGAGTAATTGCACTATTTGTTCCTAGCGTTGCTCCATCTACTGAGCCACCATTAATATCTGCTGTATCTGCAACCAGAGCATCTGTTGTTACTGTGCCATCAAAGTAAGCATCTTTAAATTCTAAAGAGCTTGTGCCTAAATCAATATCATTATCTGTAACAGGTACGATAGCTCCGTCTTGAATACGAATTTGTTCTACAGCAGAGCTAGAAACTTCTACAAAGAAACCCCAACGGTTGTTTGTACTGTCAGCTACAATTTTATTTAAAAAATCTTGATCACCTATTGTATGTATATTACCGCCTTCTGCGGCTGTACCATCGTGTTGATGACCTGTAGTACTACTAGAAGCATATGAAAAAGCAGTTAGAAGTCTATTAAATTCATCATTAAATAAAGCAGCAGTTATCGTATCTCCATCTGCCATTGAGCTTTGTCTTACATAACTTGTACCCATTGCTATCTCCTACCGGATGGTCTGTAATCTACATAAAAACCATTTATTGAATAAGGTGCTTTAGTATCTTGACTAAATATTTTAAAGGCTATATTGTGTCCACTTCCCTGTACTGCTTGTCTTGCCATAGGGTCTTGAGAAGCTCCAAATACTGATGTATTAAAAGTTCCTGAACCAAATACTGCGGGGGTTGGTATTGAATCTAGTTCATAATTTGGAGGTTGTGGTCTATTAGTATCATCAAAATCATATGTTATCTTTAATGTAGGTTCTATTGTACCTTCAGGTGTAAAAGATATTTTTGTATAATGTAATGTTTTAAGTGTACCTGCATCTCCAAAATCTAAGTTAGGTGTTTTATATCTGGCATCTATATTTGTTTGTGTTCCTGCCGGATTAAAATCATTTCCTGTGTTATGGTTATAAACATATCCATCTTTATCACCATGATATATTTTTTCTACACTATCGTTATTAAAACCTGATGTAAATCCATGTGCTTGAATGCCTATTGTTTCAGACCATTCAAACCCATTAGGAGTTATTGTACCTATCAAACCTTTTGATGTAGATGTAGAACCTGAACTTGCACTATAAAATAATCTGTATTGAGATTTACTTCTTAGTACTGCGCTACTAATAGTAAATGTATCTATAGAAGCTGCTATTTTTGATACTATAGATTGTATGTTTCTAGATACAGAGCTTAACTCTACGTCACCAATACGTGCTGTACCTGCAACTAAACGAAATCCATCAGGACTTAAAAATAAAAGATCGCCTCCTATTTCTTGAATACTATGTCCATCCAAACAACCTACGTTTTGTGTAATAGGTGTTACAGCTATAGAAGCAGAAATATTTATGTCTGATAATTTATAAATACTATTTTTACAAAATATAATTAAATCACCACGAAAACTTTTTATTCCTACTACCTGATCATCTAGTACAATACTTCCAGAGCCGCTTGAAGTAAAATCATTTATGTCACTTGTGCCGCTATAAAATATTGTATTAAGTGCGGTCGTTGCTCCGGCAACTACTAAGTGTTTATCGTGGATAGTGCAGAATTTTGGATAGTGCGTACCACTAACTGTAATTTCTTCATAAAAGAAAGTTCTATCTGTTAAAGCTCCTGTACCTGTCATTTTAAATAAAGCAGGTTTTACACCAGAGCCTTTATCGGTAATTACTACTTCACCATAAGTACTAGACCCTTCAAACAAAGCAAAAGAAGCTTGTGCTTGGCCTGTTCTAGCCGCTGTGCTTCTTCCTGTAAATGTAGAGTAATTATCTCCTGAACCACTTACGCTTGAACGATTTATTTGTAACCAACTTGTTCCATCTAAACTAAAATAAATATTAGTTCCTGAACAAGCAATTACGCCATCGCCATAAACAAAAAGCCCTAATATAGCATTAGAGCCGTTAGGTCTTGCTGCACTACCTCCACCGTAAACTGTGTAACCATTTATTCTCCTGTAACCACCATCAGGATCAACTTCAAAGTTTTCTAACTCTGTAGCAAATCCGGGTTGTTGTAACATTTGAAACTGGTTGAGATTAGTGTTTAAACCCCCTTGACAAGATAAACCAAATGCTTGCATAGTTAATCAAACCTAATTCTGTCATCAGACATATAAGTTGGAACAGTCCCTAATAAATTTTCCCTCATGCTTTTTAATCCCTTTTTAAAATCTTCCAGAGCAAAAGCAGCCATTTGAGGGTTGTCTTTAAATTGATGTGTGTAATATCTTGCTTTAGATAATATTACTGTTTTGTATAAATCAGGAAAAACTATTGCATCGTCATGTGCAGATAGTTGTGTGGGTAGGTTGTAAGCAAAAAACCAAACTTTATATACTTGATCTGGTATAGGGCTTAAACCAAATTTTCTTGCATCAGGACTTCTGATAACAAAGCGAGGCTCACCGCCCGTAGCTTGATCAGCGTCATCTGCGTT